GGTTTTTAATATATTGGAGCTGTTTTCCTGAATGTAAGTCGAGTACTTCCTTAGCTTTGGTTGTAGAATAGCCATAATATGTTTGGATAGCATCTAAATCTTTGATTTTATCAGGTTTCAGCCATTTCGAAAAACGTTTCCTAGACCTAATAATATTTAGTAAAAAATCGAATTCTAACTTATTATCCAAATGAGGATACTTATTCATTTCATTGGCATACAAAACCGTATCATGACTGAAACTCAAAGCCCTTTTAACAATATACTTTTTATATTCTTTTTCTACGTCTGGATTGTCATCCATTAAACGTACTTTAGTATAGTTTATCGCATTTACAAAGTCCCATGGACTATAATTTTCTTTCATTATGCAAAAAATGATTCAAGTGTAGTATCACGATACGGGCGAAAAAGATCAAGTTCTTGCCCGCCTGGTTTACGGAAACACCATACAGATTCTATAAACCATTTTGACATCCATTCATCATATGCTTTTTTCTTTTCTTCGGCTGTATCACCCTCAAAAGATTTTAATCCCTTTGGTCTTGAATGTATTCTCATCCCTATTTGACCAACAAAATGTTCTTTAAAATGATTAACAAGATCATCACATGCCTTATAACGATTGCCCTTTACTTTCGGGTCCATAATATTAACACACAAATATCCACCAGGAGATAAATGTTCAAATGTCTTTTCCATTACTGGTAAATAAAAACCATCTCTCCATTTTTCATAAGAATCATATCTACTCCACGACTGATCTTTTTCAAATTTACTACCTTCTGCATATCGCTCTGTAGCAAAATATGGAGGTGAACTAAACATAACATCTATATCATTTGGAATTTCATCCCATGGCAAATCTTCGGCTGGTGATCTATATATTTTTATTTTTTTATTACCTTCAACAGTAAACCAATTATCTCCAAACTTTGATATTGGGCTATCACATCCCAGCCATTGATTATATTGTACAGCCATATCGTAGTACTGTTTATGAATATCTCCATTTGGGTCCATACCATAATACTCTTCAGCATTAGAACAAAAGAATCCAGCTAAACGATCCCCCCAACCACAAGAAGTATCAAGCACCTTTTTACTATGTGTTATATTATAAAATGCTCTAGCCACAGGTGGTTTAAATTGTGTGGCAATATATGCGCCAACTCTAATACCTTCCATATAATGTAATGTCTGTAAACCATCATCGGATTTAGGGTGTAATCTCCATATTGGTGATAAAATCAATTTTAAATTTTCTTGTGATTCCCATACTGTGGATGGAGCGCCCGTCTTAAAATAACTACAATCTAACCGATTCTTATTCATAAAAATATCAGAAATTTCATTATAATTTGCTGAATAATTAATTATACCCAAACCATGGTCTGGCCAGTTTCCTATATAATCATTATATTTTTCATGAACGGGTTCACATTTTTCACGAGGAAAAATATTATCTAATCCCGAATCATTTCTTAAATCATAAAATGTCTTTCGTGCTTCATGTAAATCAAATTGTCTATATGGAAATTTTGGCTTATGAGTCTTAAAAAATTCAATGAGAGTATCACGCATATCCTCACTTTTTTTCGACATTACACCTGTATCAGTAAGGTATTTGTCACACAAGTTTTTCCAATGAAACTTATCAAATACTGGCAACCCATAAGCATCATCAGTATTTTCTTCATAAATTTTAAGTAATTCTGGAATAATCATTTTATTCAAACTCTACTTCTGACATTATTTCAACAATCATTGCCATAGTATTTAATTCCTGATCTATACAAAAGGCTGATTTATATTGATATTCTGCGAGAATGACCACCAATTGTGGGATCGATTCTGGTTTTATATAATTGTACATATGATCATATAGTGACCGAAATAATACGATTGAATCAGTATCAAGATTATTTGTCACCCATTTTCTAGCGTTTTTGAAATTCTTTTCTTTCATCGCAGCCATTAACTCTGATAAGCTAACATCAGAGATTTTAGCTAAAATTCCAGAATCAATTTCACCAACAGCAGAATATCTTTGAAGTTCATTTAATATTCGCCGATAATCTGGAAAATATTTTATCAATAATTCTGATATTACTTGTTTATCATATTTTATACCATTTTCTGATAAAATGTTTTCTAATCTATGTAAAAAATTTGCTGCCAATCCTGGTTTATCTTTTTTGACAAACTGAAAATCGATAACAGAACACCCAGAGTGAATTGCAGCAATAATACGATTTTTAAAATTAAAAGTAAAAATCAAAGTACAGTTTTTAGAGAATTCTTCAATAAACCCTCTAAGGGCGGGTTGTGTGCTTTGTGGATTTAAATAATCTGCCTCATCAATAATTACAACTTTTGAACCACCAACAAAACTTACTGAACTGGCAAAAGTTTTAATTTCATTACGCAAAGTGTCAATATTACCATCCATACTACCATTGATCATGATATAATCACAACCAATTTCTTCACACAAGGCTCTGGCTACAGTTGTTTTACCTACTCCAGGACCACCTGATAACATGAGATTTGGAATCTCTTTTTTATTAACATATTCTTGAAAGGTACTTTTAAGATCCTGAGGAAGAATACAATCTTGTACCGTTTTGGGTCGATAAGTTTCTACCCATAGATGAGTATCACGTTCGCTGTTCATGTTCAGCCATTATAAGTTGATGCTTGTTCAGTAGCAATCCAATAAGAAAGTTTTCTTTTTTCATTAAAGAAATGGGCAATTCCCTTTGAGGAAATTTTTACTTCATATGATTCAACAATCATTCTTAAATTTTCTAACTTGAAAATCATTTTATATTCAGCAGTTGTTTCACCAACATCTATAGAATATAAATCAGATTGGGGATTTTTAGTATCAAGAGCCACTAATTTAATATTTTTAGTATCACCCACAATAGCAATTTCAGGCTCTTGTAATACCATTGCAGCTTTGATAGAAGATTCCAAATCTACTTTTCTCAAATTGAATTCAATTTCTGGATTTGGAACTTCAATGGTATTAGGAGGTGGGACCACAACCATTGATGGGTCTGCGTAGGTATAGGAAACTCTGGTTTTAGTACCAGATTTAATTGTTAATTTAGTATCTTCAAATTCATAATCTGGATTCTCTAATAGAGAAGCAATTCCCAAAAAACGATTTAATTCATAGATACAAAAACTTTTAGGGAAATTCTCTTCAACTTCAGCTTCTGCCAAAATGTTCTTTTGGGGCGCTACCGTCTTTAAGACATTTCCAGTATTAAATTGTATGCTCTGATTTATTGTAGCATAATTTTTCAAAATCTGCATAGTTTCTTCAGATATTTTCATATATCACTCCATATTTTATTTAAATAACTATTATAACATATTCATTGTATATTGTCAAGTATTTACATCCATTTCGGTACAGAATCACTTTCTGGTATATCAATCATAAAAGAAGTTTTACATCCACACGTTACTTTCGCTTTTGGATTGTCAAATACTAAACCATGATCATTCAACCTATATGACCAATCAACTTTAGTTCCCTTTATGTATAAATGACTTTTTTTATCTACTAAAATAGTTAACCCATTTGATTCGAATTCCAAATCAAATTTTCTCTTTCTTGAATCAAAATCAAGAGTGTAAGTCATTCCCGAACAACCGCCGCCTTTTACTCCCATTCTTATGGCTGTTGTTTCTGGAGATAAATTGTCCTTTGCCATTATTTCTATTATTTCTTTTGCGGCGGACTCTGTGAATTTCATTTTTTTGTTAATTCTTTTTTCCTCTTTCGTTCCTTCGCTCTTCGTTCTGCTCTACTTTCCTTTTTCTCTTTTACTTGTGTTGCGGACGCAACTCTTTGTGCTGCCTCAGTTTCACTTTTTCTTACTTTACGGATCTCTTCCATTTGGGCAAGCCTTTTCCTATTTTCATCACTTGAAACATCTATTCTACCTAAATTCGCCATAGAACCATTAAAAATGTAAGTACCAACATGACCTAATTCCATCCATGGACACAACCACACTTTCTGGCCAACTTTACGCATCCATTGGCAGAACATATAGTCTTCTGAAAGATATCGTTCTGTTCCTTTGGTTCCCTTATTACCAGCAAAAAATTCATTATCTATAACAGAATCAAAAAATGCATGAATATATCTATCACCCTGAAAATGCTCTGATCTATTGTGATCTGGTCGGTATTTAAATTCTGGATATTCTTGTTCGAAAAGTTTAAACATTGATCGCTTGACCATCATGAAACCTGTTCCTATTTCCATTACTTCAACAGGTTGTCGTACATTGATATGTTGAGTGCCTTCTACGGGATTAAAAACATAATCACCAGTAAATTTTTCCATTTCATTTGGATCTTCATCAGCCATTCCTACATCATATGCCTCTTTTACTTTTTCCCAAGCAATACATTTTTTTGCATAAGGACCACCAATTATAGGATGTTCATCATCACACAATGCCGTTAAAGTTATAACATCATTTGGATTAAAACTAATATCAGAATCAATAAACATCAAATAATCAAATTCCTCGGCTCTCAAAAATTCATCTACAAGATAATTTCGTGCTCGGGTAATTAATGATTCATTAAATATAAAAAAGAATCTAATTTCCATTCCATATTTTGCAGCAATTGTTGCCAAATCTATGCACGCTTTTGTATAAAGTCCAACACACATTCCAGCGTACATTGGAGTTGCCACAAAAACCTTTTTCTTTCTTAATTCGGATACCGGTATTTCTATTTTCATATCATTATTTTCCATTATTTAAATACATAATTAGAGGTGTGTGGAAAGAATGATTTCTCAATCAATTCTACCTGTTCATTTCTGAGGGCTTCTTCTAATTCCCACTT